GGATTCATTTAAAATGTCTGCCTTACACTCTTCTTCCGTAATGAATATGTGTGGGCTAGTAACCATTTCACAATGCTCAGCTAAAGAACTCATACAGACTAGTATTATACCAAAATATCCTACTACCATTTTTCTTTATCCGCCCAATATGCAGCAGACATCTTACCCTTTGCTATATTTTTCCCATGACGGGCCTTGAAGCTTGCACGTTTGGCCTTCATCTTATCAGACTCACCAGACCTAGGGGAACCAGCTGTTGATGCACCCTGTTCTCCAAAACGAATTGTCTTAATATTATCACCCTCTTTAGCAACAACAACATGAGATTTAGTTGGGTGTGATGGAGTACGTTTAGGTTTATTATAACCAGACACCCCAACGTTGGTCAGCCTAGAATCTTTTTTCTTTGGCATTAATTAAACTCCTTTTTGTTTTAAGACAACTTCAAAGCAGTAGACCGCAGTGTGAGAGGTGGTTATTAACACTCTTGCTTTTTCTTCTGCAACCTCACAAATAGCTTGGGTTGGAAATTGACCTAATTGGTAATGTACAAAGTTATTGTTCATAACCTGAAACCACACAAGAAACCACATTATTTAATCTCCTCTGCAAGTATTGCCGCTCCCCAGAATAAACCAGCAGTTCCTATTCCAAATATTAACACACATCCCAAAACAGTTAAGAAGTAAAATATCCTATCTCTCTTTTCAGCCTCTGCCTCAAGAGCATCCTTACGTCTCTTACGGGCCTGGGCTTGTTCGTGTACAACACTTTCCCACATACCAGGGGGACCATAGAGCCTGCATACAGATCGTAGTTCATCAGTAACTTCTTTATGTTTCATTTTAGCTTGAGCTATGGCAAACCCTTCTTCCTCTGTAGAAGTAAGTCTACCAAGGGGGCCTTTATGTCTGCCCTTTTCAGCTATGCCAATCTCTGCCTCAAGGTTAGCTAACTTTCCAAAGGCAGGTAAAACACTGTTAACATCTTTACCTGCTTTAACAGCACTACTAATACCACTGGCTATTGTACTAACCGCACTAGCTAACGCCAAAACTTCAATCATTTTTTAAACCTCACTGGCGGGGATCGTCGCTCCTTGCAAAACCTTCCATCATAATTCTGATAGACTTTATATTTTCATCTATACGAGCCAAAGTTAAAGCTTGAGCCTGCACTGTTTGTTCCAGTGTGCTTATACGAGTGTCTTGCCTAACCAGTTCTTTTTCATGATTATGTATATTGTTATCCAAAGAAGAAACATACCATACTAAAAGTATAGTTTGCATAAATATACCTACAACAAAAGTTAGAGGTACTGACTTAGATAGGTGCCAGTCTTGTTTATTATTCATTTTGTAAATCCCGCTCCAAAATATAGGCCAACAATTGCTGACACTATATGTGTATCTAACGGAGTAATCACAAATCCAGTAGCTGCTTGCCACTGTACTGTTCCATCACCACCAAATATCCAATTAATTATACCACCATGCACTTCGGTATAACCTACTATAACACTCACTTCTGGATAGAAAACTGCTACCGCTTTAGGTAACACGATAATAGAAAAAACAGCAGAGAGGGCAATAAGCCTTCTTGTCCACGCAAAGTGAACATCTTTCTGACCATGCTCCCTGGCCTGCTGCATACCGCTTATCATCATCTTTTGTTGTTCATTTTTATTTTTTGTGTTCTGCCCCCAGATAGACATAACTGCACCAAGTACGGTGGAGAAAAGCATTGTAACTAGCTCTAAAGGTAATCCAAACATTTCCTCCACCTCCTATGGTTTATGCTTCCCCTGCAAGCATTGATCGTGCAAGGTTTGTTATTTGGTTAAAGTCAGGCCGTGCTGGGGGTTCAATACCCTCTTTACGAGCCTTAATATCAATCTCTGCCCACTGTTGGAAATGCTTATCAATAGATATAGCTAACTGTTTAGTGTTGTCATCTACAGTGTTCTTAGATTGTGCGTTGGTAAAGTTAACATTAGCTTCAGCAAGTGATGCATCGGCTTCCATCTTACGTTGTGAAAGAGCACCATCCTTCTGAACCTTTTCAGATTGCTGTTGAACAGTTTTAATTGCTCTCTCTTTGAACTCATCTGTTGTGTAGTCTTCAAGATAATCATGACTATCAATACCCATAGATTCTATAAGTTTTGTAGCTAAGATAGCAGGGGCTTCCGGACGAATTACGACACCTTGACCCTGACTGTTAAGAGCGGGTAATACAGTTCCACCAAGCATCTCAAACTTTTTAATCATGTTTGCGTTTGAGTTTTCACCGATATCTAGAAACACCTCAACATCCATACGTGATGGTAGTGACATGATATCTATCTCTGCGAACACACCTTGGTAACTAAACTTAGAGTGTGTCTTCAAACATTTACGCATTGTCTTATACACACCTGTACACAGACGCTTCATACCTGTCTCTGCAAACCTACGAGCAATATGCTGAATGCGTTTTTGAGATGCAGACTGAACTGCAGCTACCTTTGATTCACTATTACCAGACACATACAAAGAATCGTTAAGACCTTGAGCAGCCTTAGACATGCCTGTTGCCTGTTCCTTAATTGTCTGTAAGTGTGAGAGTAGCGGTACAGTGCCTGAACTGATTGCCTCTGGAGGCATAGCGGCTACAGCACCATTTGGATTTCCATTAGTTGGGATAATCTGTTTTGGCCTAATGTTCTGGAGAGCAGAAAAATCAACAACGTTTGGATCAGCAAGTTTTGGTGAATAGTTTGTAAGATATGTATTCTCAACGAACCCACGAAGAATTGCAGTAGATGCTAGTGTAGATGAACGTGTGAAGTCAGCAATGGACAAACCATAAAACTCATATGGGATATCAATAGGTGATAGACAAGCAACTGGAATCATATCCACATCACATTCATACAATACTGTATTACCTGCGGTAATGAAGTGTTTAAGTTCAGCAACCCCATCGCCATCTCGGTCAACGTTAATCCAACACTCTGTGATGGTAACTTCCCGATTGGCCTCTAATGCTGTGATGTCATCAGTCATATTACCTTGCATGTAACTCTGACCTGTGACTAGCTTACGTGCTGCAATATCTTCTGCATAGCTACCATTACCATCCCAACCAGTGTCATAACCAAGCTCATCCCACTCATCTTCACCAATACTGTCTGCAACATCAGGCCACATCTTACGGATCTCTGAGCGGGTTAGGATTGTCTGTATACCTACAAAACTAGCATCATCAATTGACTTAGCATCCCTAGAGATCCTGAAAGATTCTGGTGGGATGTTCTCAATCTTAACACGAGAGTTATCATTCTTACGACGAATACGTACATCAACATAAACCAACTCAGCATCTTGCTGTCCGGTCTCCATGTTTAACTCACCTAATTCATTTTCATAATTAAGATCACCAATGATCTCAACTCCTTCTTCAGCAAGGAGGATATCCAACTGGCCTTGAGAGATCTTCTCGTATTCTTCAAACTCGTAGTCGTAACCCTCTACATAGTCCCACCGAATGATACCATTCTTCCACAATAAGGCACTTTTTATCCAGGTTTGGATAAGTTCCCACCCATTATTCTGTTTAAAGATAGCATAATTAGTAATCATGGAGGCATCCCTAGCACTTTTAAAAGAGCCTGGGGAGTTGTCATATGGTACAAATCTAGCCAATTTTCCGTTGTTTAGAAATAGATCAGACAAGATTGCAGTGTATGCCTCTACTGTTTCTGTAGTAGATGTGTCAACAATACTAGATACACCCTGAGGTGCTAAGTGATCTGCAGCAACACCTGCAAACTCATACGTAGATCGTTGACGTTCCCGTGTCATATCAGAGGAGTTTAACCATTCCCCTGTAGAGCTCTGAATACCAGTCTCGATTAAATTAATCAGACTATCATCAGACACTTTTTCTTTATACTTATTACCAGCCATTAGAATGAACCCCTTCCTGTAAGAATCTTCTTTGTGTTAGCTAACTCGGCGTAGTCATAATCCTTACTACCAGCTTTGATAACCACCTTGTCTTTCTCAGGTTTAGGTTTTTTCTTTGGTTCAACTTGTGTTTCATTAAATCGCATAGCTCCCTCCGTGGGTCTAACTAACAAACTTGGGACTATGCCCGATTATTATAATTTACAATAGGGACCCACCTCTTATATGGGAGGGGGCCCCTATTTGACGCCTGCCCAGTGTTCAGCTATAGTTGGTTGATACCCAAACTATACGGTAGCGAATCCCATCTGCAAAACAACGTAACGAGTGAGGTTGTGTAACCTCGTGGCGTAGCACTTTACGTTAGTGCCAGACGAACTCTATATTACTTTTTTACAGTAGTAGACAAATCTTTCTTATGGAATAGGTATTTACTACTTGCTGTGTGCTTAGCTCCAGACATCATCTTACCACTCTTATCTTTATGGGTAGGACCCTTGTGCTCTTTACCATTCTTAAAGTAGTG